CCTTGGTAGCCACGACCGAACGGAGCGACGACTAGGCTGGATGCTGGTCGGTTGACTGAGTCAACGAATAACAACTCCTCGTCAATCTCAACTAGGCCACGGGCTACGTTATCCACAGATGCAATGCCAACTGATAGACCAGAGGTGCTGGTTACAGCAGAGGTTAGATAGGTCAACCTATCCTGTCGCATTGTGTAGCCAGCAAGGTTCAGTAGAACCTCGTCGACCATTTCGTTGAATGTTGTCATACGTCTATGCTCCTAAGTGCTGGGATAGCCTCTAGTCCTGTTGTGCCAGCAATCTCATTGCAGACTGCATTCAATCCTAAGAATGCATCTTCACTACGAGTAGGGTCTGCTTTATAGTTAAGAGCACCAAGTAGAGCCAAGCCTGTAGTGCCAGCCCATACGTTTGCTGCACCTTGCTCATCTTGAAACTCAAGAATGTTAGTGATACCAGCAAGGCGATTGAGTTCACCTGCTAGTGTGCTACCTGGTTGTCCTGTTGCCATTACTTCTTCCTACTTGCTGCTGCGTTGTCAACTAAATTTGGGTAAGGCCTACCTGCTGCTTTAGCCCGTTTCTTGGCTGCAGCCTTTTGGGCTGGAGTTAACTTCTTACTTTTCTTAGAAGGATTCTTAGTATCCCAAAATGCTTTCTTTGGCATTATGATTCCTTTGCTTGTGCCTTAGCCAATATAGCCACTACGTCTGCAACTGTTAATGCTATTCCAAGTGGGCCAAGAAGTTTGCTACCTACTCTTGCTAGAATCTTAGCAGCACCCATGGCTCGTTCTTTAGGTAAACTACGATACGCTTGCCTAAATACTTCTATTGGAACTTGTTTGTTACCAACTCTAATTACAGATTTACTAACAACTTTTCCAGTTTCTTTATTAATATTTACTAGCGTTTGAGGTTTGTTTTCTACAATATCTCTAACTGTTGTAGTTAGTTTTTCATCGTATACATCGTCAACAAAAACTCTAAACTCTTTACGCCCAGCCTTTCGAACAATTGAACCTTCTATTTTATCAAAGGCCCTGGGTTTAGCAGCCCGTTTACCTACTACTTGCTCTTGTATTTCCCGACTGCTAAGTTCTCTAATAGCAGCACCACTTTCATCAATGGTTCGTAGTGGTGCTTCTGTTGCTCTAGGCCGAACGTACCTACCGCGTTTTTCATCCCATACTGGGACTCCACGCTTACGTTGTAGTTCAGTTTCCTCTATTTCTTTTATTGCTAGAATTTGTTCTCTACGTGCAGCCTTAGATTTACTTTCGCCTCTATCCGACATCGGTTTTTCTAAGCCAGTGTATGGCCCTCTTGGTGCACGCCTACGTCCTGCTTTAGATTCCATTCTGTACTTCTCTTGAAGTTTTTTGTTGGCATCTAATTGTTTCTGTAGTTTTTCAATTTCAGTCTTTGACCCATCATTAGACTTTAAATCTTTAATTCGATTCGTTAAGTCTTTTGCTTCTTCGGCTAAAACCTTTTTAGCAATCCGTGGGTCTTTAAGGGTAAGTCTTTCCCACTTGTCAGTGGGAGCAGGTCTACCAGTTGCTTCTTCAACGGTAAAGTAATTTGAACCACCACCCAACATCATCTCTATTTCAGCACGAGTAACATTAGCCAGGGCTCGTTTGCGTCTACGGTTCTGTACAATGATATCCCTAACCACTGGGTCATTACGCATAAGTTTTTCTTCAAATGGTAATATTTGGTTAGTTATACTACGCATCTCATTTCTGAGAAAGTCTGACTCAAATGGTACTTCGGTCACCACTTCACCTTGTCTGCCCAGTAGGCTGCTGACATTCTACCTCTGGCTATATTACGAGCATGACGAGCCTTAAATGAGGCTCGCCTCTTTTTCATTGCAGCAGACTCACCAGCCTTTGGTTTGCCTGCTGTCCTAGCACCTTGTTCACCAAATCGAATAACTCTAATTTGATTTCCTTCTTTAGCCACTACAACGTGTGACTTTGTTGCATGGTCAGGTGTACGTCTTGGTTGGTTGTAACCCTTTACGCCAACTCTGGCTAAGCGGGGGTCTTTACTTGGCACGCTTTCCACCTTTAGGCATTGGTGGAACTTTGTAAGGCTTTGCTACGAATGGTTGCTTGCCAGTTGGGTCAGCAATCATCTCACCATTGCGGTGATTATAATTCTTATAGTTGCATCCACATGTTGCGCACATTAGATAACTCCTGTTTCCTTTAGGGCTTTTACTGTCTTCTTGTCTTGTAACCTTTGAGCAGAAGCAACGGCAGTACCACCATCATAAGCCTTGCCCATATTCTCGGATGCCTTAACAGCAGCCTGAATCTTCTTCATCGAAGTTCCGTCTGGCTGAATCCCCTGTGCACGTGCATCGGAGTAAGCCTTGAGTTCCGACTCCCACTTCTTCTTGGCAACCATCTTGTTGCCTGCAGCATCCCCTGCATTCAGTTGGAGTGTTCCCACTTTGCATCCGAAACATCCTTCCACAAACTCAGGGTGTACCATTTGTCTATGTAAACTCATACGTCAATTACCTCATATCCTGCAGCAATTAGTTCTGCAGCCACCTCGTCTGATACTGGATACTCATGACCACCAAGGTAAACCTCAGTGGCAGAATCTATTTCATCTTGGGACGGCGTTCGTATTTGATAGTACACGCCATCAATCTTCAAGACGGATTCTCCTCTGTCCATCTCGTAGAAGTAGAACAGGCGATGTCCACCAATTGGCCCTTCGGACACAGTAGGTGGAATAAATACTTTAGCCATGGATTCCTTTCGTGAACCTAAGAGTGGCGGGGGCCTAAGCCCCCACCAAACTTAAACCAACGATTAGGTTGGGTTAATGCTTGAACCAGTTTCGATTCGGTACAATGCAGCCTGTCGATAGATTGAGAAGCCGAGTACGCCATACCAACCGATTGGTCGGAATCGCATCAACTTGTCAGTCACAGGGCCGATGACAACTGATGGCTCTTGTGCAACGGCTTCTGCCAAGGCTTGCTTTCCAGCAAAGAATGAACGGAAGACACGTGCAGATGAAGCACCATCTGTTGCATTGTATAGACGTGGTGATTCAATGAAGAATGCACCTTCGTATTCGCCGATTTCTCCAGCCCAAATAGCATCATTTGCTTGATACTCGTGAGGGATTCTCCAACCGCCTGCGCCTGTCTCGGCACGTAGGTCATGAGAAACTTCTGGGTGAACGGCTGCCCAGTACATTGAACCCTTGCGTGGTACTGCCTTACCTGCACGTAGTTTCGCAACAGTCTTGCGAACTAGAGCAGAGGATAGTCCCATGCCTGAGGTTACAGTTGCTGTTGAGGATGCTGCTCCACCGTAGTATACGTTGGTGCCTGCACGTAGTGCAGTCTGTGCAACTTCGTCAATGCTGTCAGCCATGTTGAATGCGATGATGTCAGCGATTGCTGGGTCAACATCTGCAAGGCTGAACAACTGCAACTTGCGGGTAACAAGTGCGGCATTGCCGTACTCGTTTAGGGTTACAGTAACTTGGTCTGGTGTACCAAATGCTACTGAATCAGGGTCAACCTGCTCTGATAGAGCGGTGGTTGCCTGTGACAAATCCTTGTAGATTTGTAGAACAACTGATGAACCTGGCATTGCTTGCTGCGCTGGACGCTTGTCAGCAACAGAGCGAAGCAATGGCTGAGAGCGTAGTGCGAATTCAACAAGGCGGTCATATGCCTTCTGAACGAGGCCTGCACCGTTAGACGGTGTGAAGGTACCTACGTTGTTATTTGAGGAATATGCACCACCACCAAGTCCACCATTTGTGCCAGAGACGCCAGCCGAGAGGGCTGTATATGTATCTACCATTTGTTATGGTTTCCTTTTGGTTAGTAGTTACTAGTTACTACCGAAGATTAAGTTTTCTATTTCCTCGGCAGATTGGGCCTCGTTAAGTCGTAACATCATGTCATCTAATCCTGCAGGTGATGGTGCGTCAGCAGTGACGGCATCTATCTGCCTTATTTGAGCAAGTGTCATTTCTTTATTTGGCCCGTCGTTTTGAACGACAATTCCAAAGTCCTCCGCATTATCTGCTAGCCAAGCATCAATGTCTTCTGCAGAAGTTACATCCTCTGGGATGTACTTGGCAATTGAGGGGCGGACTCCTCTGGATTCTAGAACGGATTTGACAGTTGACTTACGTTGCTCC